AGTGAATTTTTGTGCAAGATGCCAGGCATCAATAGTTCCAGCAGCAGTAGAACGGAACAAACTTGAAATGCGGCTAGGATAATATCGGTATTCTGCCCAGCGTTCTTGATAGCCAAATACATCATTATCCCCAGAAGCACCTGTAACATATATTTCCTTATTGAGTACGGCTTGTTCGCCTAAGGTTGCAAATGCTGGGAAATAAAAATCGTATCGTGTTGACCGACTCCACATACGCTGCAATCCTTGCTGGTATGTAAGGTCGGCACGTACAGATACTAATCCCAGAATGACACCATGTTCAGTAGCTGAGTAAGTAAAGCCATGATTATGAGCCAAGGCAGTACCCATAGCAGCAAGTGTGCCCATAGGGGTAGTAGTTCCACTAGCATTAGTACCCGACGTCTGAGCGATCGGATTAATATTAATATTGGTTGATCCACCCCCGATGTACTCGGGACGCTGTAAGCGAGCATCAGGAGAAACAACACCAAAATGTGAGCGTATAATTTCAGTATAACGAGTACCGCCACGGGCATCCCTTTCAAGAAGTTTTTGGATTTGGAATGATTGACGTAATTGGTTAATTGTTGCAGCAGTTGCAGCTGATAAATCAGCATAAATACCAGGCACTTTAGTTGTATTATTGCCTTGGTAAATAATTTCAGTAGAAGCAATACCTGTCGCCCAATTAGTACCAGTAGCAGTAGAACCATCAGACTCATAAAAATTCGTATAAGGTCCGGTGTTATAACTACGGTCATTTTTAATAGCAATACCTAAAACTGGTGCTGATGTACCTAAGGGTAATGATACTGATGCACCTTTTTGAGGCCATGGAAGGGCAGAAGTAAAGTAATCTTTTCGTTTTCCACGTCGTAATAGAGTGTAGTTAGCAACAGTATCAGGGCCATCACCAGTATCAACCGTAACAGAATTTTGGAGGTTTTCATCTCTAAACCATTCGTTGTATATAAGGTTATATGCACGTGGCCAGAAAGCACAATGAGATACAGTGTTTGAATTACCTACTTGACCAACAGTAGGTAAACCCATGTAATCTTGTAATGATCCTATAGCGTATCCACCTGTAGGTGATACTTGTTGGGGTACAACATAAGAAATCGAATCATTTGGATTCGTTTGTTGACCCATAAATTTTTGCCAATTGTCCCAAATAAGTCTATTTGGAACAAAGAAAAAGAATGAATCTAAATGCATATTATCCATAATTGGATAAAGAGGAGTTGCTAGACGGGCAAATGCCGTCATATTTAAGCGAAATGTATCGCCTGGGAGCATTTCATCTACGTAAACTGGTACGAGATATCCAGCATCGAAAGTAGTTTTATGTGTAGATTGGCAGTCAAAGCTTGATCGTGGTATATCAGCCTTTGGAACCATTGTAAATTGGTGAACATCTACCGATTGATTACGATGCATTTTTTAAGCTCCCTTATTTATTCCGACCCAAAGATAAATCTCTTTGAGTCGGTTTTATTTAAATCACTCTTTAGGTATTTTTACCTGTTTTCCTAAAGATAACAGTTTTGGTTGTTCATGTAAAGCAAACAACCCAGTATTATCATCAAATTCGCCAAGCTCATATAAATCAAAGTCATCCGGGTGATTAAATAATTGGTTATCGGGGTCAGACCGATTAACCTCGTCGCTAAAGCTCCTTATTGCGACACCAACAGACGGAACAAACATTGGCCGACCGTAAGCATCCGCTGCACGGTCTTTAACAGAACATAGTACTAATTTCATGAGGAATATCCTTAAGTGAGGTTACGTTTAAGTTTTTGAAGTTTTGCCTGAGTTACTTGCTCTTTTACAAGCAATCGCTCAGGAGTATTATCTTCGTAATTTAGTTTAGCAGACTTTTCTCGAAAGTAAAGTAATTCGTCAAACTCGAAAGGATTCTCTATTTTATAATTTTTGTCATAGTATTTTGGGGGTTTGACTTTTTTTCCACGAACTACCACGTAGTCGTGAGGATACACATCGGAAGTGTATTTTTTATACCATTCGTAACCAATACCAGGCTTAAGGCTCATTTTCGTAAACTCGGGTTTACGCTTAGTTATTTCCCCTGATTCAGGATCAATTTCAGTATAGTGTTCTTCTGCGTTTTTTCCAGTTACCTTTTTCATAATATATCTGGCAACATAGGCGGCGGATTCGAAAGTAACGTCTCCAATGGAGGAATGACCAAATGGCCAGAGTAATTCAAGGTCTTGGGATCTATATAAGTTAGCACCAGAGGGACTCCGTCTCCATAATTTCTTATCATCAAAGCTGAGTCCGAAGATACATGCATGCCAGTGCGGACGGCCAAGCTTCTCACCATATTCTCCAGCCATGTAAAAACGGATTCTTCGTCCAGTAAACCGTTTTCGTAATCTTTTAATAAAGAGCTGAAAGTCTCTATAGTGTAATGATCGATCGCTTGGGAGATGTGCATTGTCATAAGTAAGTGTAATAAAGGAGTTTTGTTCATGCATTTGAGCTTCGTGCATGCATCGAATTGCCCACTGACGTGAGCGTTCTAACCTGCAGCCAACACATTGACCGCAGGGTAAATTTAATGATCGTGATATATCGTGTCTTCTCAATTCTGAGAAGACTATTGATCCATCAGTGCATTGATATGCACTTATTGGGTGATAGCAAGGCATGTGAGGTGCCTGGGGGCTTTTTTAGAGCCTCCAGCCTCCACGTTGTGGGGCTTTTTGCATATTTGCTGATTTAGTGCGTCTAGCGTTCTTTCTAAAAGAACGAGCAGAACGGCGTTTATTTACAGGTTTTCTATACATCATTTTTAACTCCTTTTGTGGTTTTTGGTGTCACCTAGAACAGTTACATCAAGTAGGTAACTGTTCTATGGCTTATTCAGCCACCTTTTCAGGGGTAGTTTTAGCAGCTTCAACGGCTTCGGCAGCTGCTTTATCGACCAATCCGAGAGTCTCGGCTTCAGGTCGATTTTTATCGTCCTCAAGGAACTCTATTAGCTCGGCAGGATCATTATTAAACCGAGCTCGAATTTGGGCTGGTAAAGCCTCAAATTCATTTTGTGCCGCGATTACGCGGTTAAGTGCGGTATGGTAATCACCTATACCGGTAAAATCCCCATATCGGGGGCTTAATGGGCTGTCTGGCAAAAGCCCAGTAATATTAAATTGACGAAGGATATTATTAATATCACATTCGTCTTTATGGTGCTGCTGAGCCAGGGATGGCTCCTCACAAGCCAAACCTGACTCATTAGATGCAGCATCTCTATCGTAGTTATAAGGTGTACGTAAAAAAACAGTGTTTTTTGACATTTTTATCTTCTTTCTGGGGTTGGTCGTGGTACTGGGTTTTTAGGTCTAAACATATTAGACTTATCAGGTCTAATAGAGGATCTAGCAGAAGAAGCTCCTATACCAATATCTTTGAATATTTCGCCTACTCTTTCTGCACCTTTAATATATTTGCCTTTTTCACCTTTATATACTTCACCAATAGCAACAGATTCTGGATATTCTGCTGTATGTTTAGCTGCTAAAGCTGAACTTTGAGCAGCCATGGCATTATTTTGGTTAATCATAGATGTTACTTGATCAACATACCTTTGATGGCCAGGTAATTGTGCTGCTTTATTAGCACTTTCAACTAGAGCTAAATTTTGATTTGCTCTATTTAAATCTTCCTGGCTGTTAGTTGTTGATGCTTGTGCACTTTTTAAATTGATATCAGCCATTGCATTAGCTGCTTGTGTTGCACTATTAACCGCAGCGCCTAAAGCGCTTTGAGCGACTGCAGTTTGTCCGGCCGGTGTAGATGCACCGCCTTGTGAATAAGCTAGCATGGGGTTTAAACCCGCAGCTATCATATCCGTTACTGCTCGTTGATATGAGGTATTTGACATTCTTTCTTGGAATGCCATTTGCTCTTGAGCCATTTGTTTATTAGCTTGGTTCGCTTGTTGTTGACCAAAATACGAACCTAAACCTGCAGCCGCACCGCCTAGTAAAGAACCTAGGCTAGGTGAAGATGAAAACGCATTAGATATAGAACTAAACATTAGAAATGATCAATTAAGCCAGGTACAGAGTACATTGGCATTGGTCGTGCTTTTTTACAATCAAAAAAGCTATCAAAAATAAATTGTTGTCCGTTAGCAGCTGAACCCACTGCTACTACACGACTCACTGGTGGTGTGTCTTGTATAAACGTTGTATTCAACGTAGGTGTAGTAGTGAATTTTTGTGCAAGATGCCAGGCATCAATAGTTCCAGCAGCAGTAGAACGGAACAAACTTGAAATGCGGCTAGGATAATATCGGTATTCTGCCCAGCGTTCTTGATAGCCAAATACA